CCTGTCGCGCTGCCTCCATCAACTGGAACACCCGCTTCTGGATCATCGTCGGATCGGGCGGCGTACCGGGCACCGGCGGCACGGGCGGCACGCCGGGCGACTGGCCGGACGGGTCGGGCGCACCGGGGAAGCCGGGCGCACCGATGGCGGCGGACTGGCTTTCGAGCGTCACCATGCGCTCGATGCTGGTCAACGCCTCCACGGGAATGGTCGGGTCCGAAGGCTCCTGCAGCCCCCACGCGCGGTCGGCCCCGAGGTAGACGTCGCGCAAGAGAGACGTCGCTCCTCGGCACTTCGCTGCGATCAGGCGCGCGTAGACTTCGGACCCGCCAAACTTCCTGATCTCAGCGAGTTTCTGGGGATCGTATATCCCCTGCATGGCGCGCAGGCTCATCAGCAGGCGGTCGGTCCAGCCGTTCACCGTGTTGCGGTGGCGGACCATCATGTCCCACTGCTGACGGATATAGCCTGCGAGGCCGATGAACTGGGTGGTGTTGGGGAGTAGCTGGCGCTGCTGCTCGTTGGCTCGCTGCTCCGCCGCCATCATCTCGGCGTTGGACATAGTCCGAACGAGACCCGGCTGTTGCTGGCGCGGGAACGGCACGAGGTCAGCCATCGCTACATCCTGTAGAAGTATCCCCTACAGCCTACTAAGGTAATTGACATGTCGGAACAAAACAATCCCGTCGAGACCCCAGTGAACGTCGAGTTGCTGGCCTCGCGACTGGCCCGGGAAGTGGCGCGCGATCTCGTCCCTATCGACCAGATTTGCGAGCGCTACAAGATCGACGACGACACCTACGAACGCATCCTGCGGCACCCGCTGTTCCAGCAGCGGCTGCAGGAGGAGGTCGATATCTGGAACGCCTCGACCCCGCGTGCCATCACAGAGCGGATCAGCGCCAAGGCCGCGACCATGATCGAGGAGAGCCTGATCGAGGTCTACGAACTGGTGCATGACAAAAATCAACCGATGTCGGCCAAGATCGAAGCGCTGAAGTGGGCGTCGAAGCTGGCGGGTGTTGGCGAGCGCGAAACCAAGGACCTGATCCCGGGCGAGCGCGTGCGCTTCAACATCTATATCGGCGACAAGAAGGTCAGCCTCGAAAAGGAAGTCGTGCCGACCACCATCGAAGGCAGCGCCGTTCTAATAGACAAAGACCCTTCATTATAAAGGATGAACCCATGATCGTGCTTCCGTTCTTCATCATCCCGATCATCTTCGGCGTCCTGACCGGAGGAGCCATCGCCACCCGCTACTGCGACGATCAAGACATGCGCAACCGGCAGCAGACGATCCACGACATGCATCAGTACCAGCCGAGCGGCGACAGGATGTGTCAGGTCGTCACCGCCCCCCGACAGATCGCCCGCTGACTTACGCCCGGGCGTAACCCATGGATATCAATTACCACGCCCCTGCTACTGTCTCGCAGTTCATGCAGTCGGACGCGTTCTTCCGGCTGATCGCCGGGCCGGTCGGTTCAGGCAAGACAACCGGCCTGATTTTCGAGTTGATGCGGCGGGCGCTGACCCAAGGCACGTCGCTCGACGGTTTTCGCTATACACGCTTCGCCCTGTTGCGGCAGACTTTGCAACAGTTGAAGCAGACCGTGCTGAAGGATATCAGCCACTGGTTTTCCGGAATTGCCCACTGGAAGGTGTCCGAGAGCACGATCTACTTCAACTTCGGCGACGTCCGGTCAGAGTGGATATTGCTGCCGCTGGAGGAGCCCGAGGACCGCAGGCGGTTGCTGTCTATGAACCTGACCGGCGCGTTGGTCTCGGAGTGCATCGAGATCGACTACGATTTGATGGACGACGTCGCCGGTCGCTGCGGTCGCTACCCGATGGCCACCGATGGCGGGCCGACATGGTTCGGCATCATCGCCGACACCAACATGCCGCCGGAAGGCACACCATGGCATAGCGCCATGGTGGTCCCCCCGGTAGACTGGGAGGTCTTCACGCAGCCGGGAGGTCTGACCCCCAATGCGGAAAATCTCAACTGGCTGGTCCAGACGGCGGAGACGCTACGACTTCCTATCGACCATCCTGAACGCCTCGCCCAAGGGCGGCGCTACTACGAGCGGCTGGCACGGTCGAACAACCAGAATTGGGTCAAGCGCTACGTCAACGCGGAGTTCGGCCCCGACCCGTCGGGCACTGCCGTCTACGCCGGATCGTTCCGCATAAAATTCCACGCCGTCGATCATCTCGAACCGCACCCCAACACGACGCTGTACATCGGGCAGGACTTCGGCCGCGACCCGTGGTCGATCATCATGCAACTGGATTATCGCGGCCGCCTCCTCGTGCTGGAGGAAATTCCAGCCGAAGACGTCGGCCTGCGCACCCATCTCCGCACCAACCTGCGCCCCAAGCTGGCCGACCCGCGCTACCAGAACCGCCCGGTCGTCGTGATCGGCGATCCAGCGGGCATTGCGAAAAGTCAATACGACGAGGTCAACGCCTTCGACGTGCTGAAGCAGGAGGGGTTCGCTTGCATCCCAGCCGGTACAAACGACATCGACACGAGGCTGCGCACCGTCGAGGAATGGCTGCTGCAGCAGCGCGATGGTGGTGCCGCCATGGTGTTCGACAAGACCCGCTGCCCTACGCTCGTGCACGCCATGAACGGCATGTACCGCTACAGCAAGACCAACCTCGATGTGTCGAAGCCGCTGCCCGACAAGAACCGCTGGTCACATCCTGCTGATGCGCACCAGTACGGCGTCCTAGGCACGAAGGGCAACACGGCGCGACAGATCGCCCGGCTGGTCGCCGGACGTCGGCCGCGCAGCGGTCAGCGTGTCTCGGCGGCGGGGTGGACATGACGCTTCCTCGGCGACCACTTGGTCGTACCACGCCTGATCGCACACCACCCAGCGCGGGATGCCGCTCATCTCGATCAACTTCTTCTCCAGCCGCTCCATCAGGTCGATCATCTGCTGCATCGGCAGATCGAACGGACGGTCAGGCGTCGGGATGATCAGCTTGGGCGGCGAGACAATGAAGAACGACTTGGGCGGCGGCACGATCAGTGCCGCCGCCGCGCCGAAGCAGAAGAACCGTCGAGAGACGTCGATCATTGCTTGGGGACCTTGACCGGCGGACCCTGCGGCACCGCCCGGCCGGGCTGGGCTGGTTTCGATCCTTCGCCGCCGCCCTTGGGCTTCGACTTCTTCGAGACCGGCGTCTTGGTCTTCTTGCTGACGCTCATCGCCGCCCCGCGCCCAACTGGACGAAGTTGAGGCTGCCTTCGAGCACCGCCGCCCTGCCCGGCGAACCGGGGACGTCGCCGCCCATCTCGCTGACCACGCGCACGCTGTCGTTGTTGGCGAGGATCACGCTGTCGGCCGGGAGTTCGGTCGACGGCTGCTGCTCCATCCAGTACTGGTAGTACGGCTGAAGGTCCGCCGGGATTTGTCGGGACATCCATTCGACCTTGTGGGCCTCGGCCTGCTCGTTGAGTTGCGTGAGCTTCTTGTCGGCCTCTTCCTGCGTCATGCCGGGAGGGAGCGGGGGTGCGGTCGCCATGGCTACCATCCTTCCATCTGCCGGGTCTTGAGCACGAAGCCCATCAGCGGCCATAGTTGTTTGAACGCCTGATCGTACGCCAGCTTCTTGCCAAGGTCGAAGTTGTAGTTCTCGGCCGAGGCGGGCGTCGAGTGGCCGATCACCATGAAGCCGTTCTTCATCATGATCGTGCACACCGTCATCAGCCGCGCCCGTTCGTAGAGTTCAGTGTCCTTGTAGGCAGTGACCCGGATGTCAGAGTGATCGAGCAGATGATCACCCGTCTGGTAGAACACGCCAAAGATCGCCTGCTCGATGTCAGTCACCGACACGCGCGGCGCTTTGGCGTTCTTGCTGGCCCAGTCCTCGATTTCTTCAGTGGTCAGGGGGCGTTCCATGGTTCCTCCTACTTGACGACGCGCATCGGGTTGCCACCGGCGCCGTAGTAGCTGCAGTGACTGAACTGCTGCTCGACGCCGCCCGGCTGGTTCATCAGATAGAGCATCGGGGCTCCGACGTTCACCCACTGGCTGCCGTCCCACTTGCGGCAGCACGTCGAGCCGTCCGACGAACACTCGCAGGCCAGCACCACGGAGCCGTAGCCATTGGAGCCGAAGTCGATGCCACACTGTGACGCTCCCGCCGTGTTCTCGAAGTTGGCGAAGGCGATGGAGCGC